GCATCTAAACCATAAATAACGGTGGTTTCGTTTTTATGAATATCTGGATTGCTACGAATATATTCAAATATTTTGTGTTCACCTTCACCATATATATCACTAGTAGAATTGATGATAGAAATTACGTTACATCTCTTAGAATCATTGAAATATGTTTTGATATAGTCAGACAAGTCATTCATGAATTTTGTGCCTGGTGTAATGGCACTTGTATTCCAAGGATCTGGTTCTTTATTTTTAAAAATTTGTTTGGTAAGTTGATTTTGATAAGCAGATTTATAACGTCGAGAACGCTGTTGTTCTAATTTCGCAACTGGCGCAACACCATCGAATGCAATGAGCACATTATGAGTTGGTGCAATTAATCTTATATAATATTCTATTTTTAAACAAACTTGTTTAATAATAGACATAGAGACAGAATCCGTTATTTCAGAAAATTTCATTTTATGATAAATATCATAAATGATGGAATTACAATCCAAATATAAATGATCAACTTTTATTTCATGTGTTATATATTTTTTTATAATTTCTGGATAATTTTTGACAATATATGAAAAATAACTAGGTATACCCATTTGATATTATATTATTTTATATTGAAAAGTGTTTAATATGATTTTTATATTGTTTATAGTATGTTTTATAATATAATTATATAATATAATTATAGATGAACATATGCAATGATCCAAACTTAAATATAAGTTTGTCATCAAAAACCCAAAATGATATACATGGGTTAATTGAGAAGAAAATATTATTTTTTCAAGATGTTATACAAAAAACAATTCTATATATTCAAAAAAATAAAATACTGGATATTTTAGGAGTTAGTGACGTAAGTAATTGTGTAAATATTTTATTTGAAATGAGCAAAGAATTGAAATTAGTAATCTGTAAACCTGAAAATATGAATACAGAAGATGTTATCAATAAATTACAAAATATAAATAATGAATTATCCACATTATTTAAATCATTTGGAACAGAATCTTTTGAGGACTTATTATCTATTTGTTTTGGAAATAATTCAATTAATTCTTATACAACAAATGAATTGGATAGATCTAAATTTGATTTAATAAAAAGATATTTTCATCCTACAAGTTATAAAATTTTAGTAGCAAAAAAAGAAATTGATAAATCAGAAAAAATAACAAAACAATCAAATGATGAACAATTAAATGAAAAATCACGTAATTTAGATTGTGCTAATATATGTATTAGTGTAAAATCATTCCATTTGAAGGTATATGGAATGCAAATAATAATTCATAATCATAATCAGAAAAAAAGTTTAATTGTTACAGGTATTGTAGATGATATTTTAATAGATATTTTGAATAATAAATACATACATCATAAGATTAAACAACTCAATGAAAATTTGTCAAATAATGATGATTTTAAAACTGAATATTTTCAACGGTTTGTATCTTGTTTACATTTGAAGGATTTATTTGTTTACAACTCTGGTGATATTTATTCTAAGTATATTGGATATATAACTAATATAAACTTATTACGAACAAAAAATATCTCACAAACAATAAAAGAGTTTACAACTGGTGACTTATACTTTAAAAGAGAAATGATTATTCAATTATTAATTTATCATGACAAATATGAGAATCAATATCTATCTTATTTATTATATGATATTTTGTCTAATGATTCTAATGGAAATATTGATACTCAAGAACAGATCATTTTATTTGATAGTTTTCCTTGGATAATTAAAAATTATTTTCGTGATGCAATGAAAAAAACAGTGCAATATACAAATGATTTGTCAAATTTTGATATTCAAAAAATTCCAATTGAACAACAATTATGTTTATTAAAAGCAAGTGAGTCGGTAAAAGAAAAGGCAATGCAAAAATTAAAAGAAGTTAAATCCAAATCAGATGATTCTGGTTCAAAGGCTAGACAATATTTGGATGGCCTTTTGAAAATTCCATTTAATGTTTATAAAAAAGAACCAATATTGCATATTATGGAAAAAATTAAAAATATGTTTGTTTTTTTTGTTAAAAATAATAAATTGGATGATATTGAAATAAAAGACAACTATACTAGTCTAGAAATATCTAATTATCTTAAAAAAATAAAAAAAATGTTTTTTAAGGACGTAGATATTAAATCTATAAAAAAATATCTAACAAATGGAGATAAATCTTTTTTACAAGACGTTGTTACTATTATTATAGAAATGATATCAAAACATAATATTTTGATCGATAAACCGATTATACATAATAAAAAAGAAGGCTTAAAAAAATATATATGTGATTTTATAGATTATTTATATACAAATCATGACTTATTAGAAGAATTTAAAGAAAAAAATAATATTAATAATAATGAAAATATACAAGATATTTTGAGAATCGAAAAAAACTACAAACAAATAAATGAATATATGGTAACTATCAAAAATACATTAGATGACGCAGTTTACGGACATGAAAAGGGTAAAAAACAGGTGTCCAGAATTATAGGACAATGGATTAATGGTGAACAAGATGGATATTGTTTTGGGTTTGAAGGTCCTCCTGGAGTAGGTAAGACGTCTCTTGCAAAAAGAGGATTATCAAATTGTTTAAAAGATGAAAATGGTATAAGTAGACCATTTGCAATGATTCAAATTGGAGGAGATAGTAATGGCAGTTCTTTACATGGCCATAATTATACGTATGTAGGGTCAACCTGGGGGTCAATCGTGCAAATACTAATGGATAAAAAATGTATGAATCCCATTATTTTTATTGATGAAGTGGATAAAATTAGTAAAACGGAACATGGAAAAGAAATAGTAGGCATATTGACACATTTATTGGATACAACCCAAAATGATTGTTTTCAGGATAAATATTTTACAGGGATTGATCTGGATTTATCAAAAGCGTTATTTATATTGTCTTATAATGATGTTGATGCAATTGACCGGGTTTTATTAGATCGTATTCATCGTATAAAATTCTCAAACTTATCATTGGAAGATAAATTAGTAATTTGTAATAAACATATTCTTCCTGAAGTATACAAAAAAATGGGCCTAGAAAAAATGATTCATATAAGCGATAATGTATTGAAAACAATTATTGATGAATATACTTCTGAACCAGGTGTGCGTAAATTAAAAGAAATATTATTTGAAATCGTGGGAGAAATAAATCTTGATATTTTGAATCATTTTGATAATGAATATGAATTCCCAATTGTTATAACTACTGAGGATATCAAACAAAAATATTTTAAGGACAAGCGTGAAGTTATTGCAAAAAAGATTCATACAAGTAATAAAATTGGAATTATAAATGGATTATGGGCAAATTCTGTGGGCCAAGGAGGAGTGATACCTATACAATGTAACTACTTTCCATCTGATGCTTTCTTAAAATTAAAATTAACAGGAATGCAAGGAGATGTTATGAAAGAAAGTATGAATGTTGCATTAACTGTAGCGTGGAATTTAACTAATAAAAAAACGAAAGATATTATTATTAAAAATCATAAGAATCATCTAAATGGAATCCATATTCATTGCCCTGAAGGTTCGGTTCCAAAAGATGGACCTAGTGCAGGTGCTGCAATAACTTCTACTATTTACAGTTTATTCAATAATAAAAAAATTAAATTCAATATTGCAATTACTGGGGAAATATCCTTAGATGGTCGGATTACAGAAATTGGAGGTTTAGACCTTAAAATTTTGGGAGGTATCAAATCAGGCGTTAGTGAATTTATTTATCCAACAGAAAATGAAAGAGATTATCAACAATTTTTAGAAAAATATAAAGATAAATTGTTATTAGAAGGAATATTATTACATAAAGTTGAAACTATAGAAGAGGTGTTTAATATTATTTTTGAATAGTTGAGTAATTATTCCAGCAATATTTAGAAGATAACAATATACAAAATATATTGTTATTGAACAGTATTATAATAAAATAGTATATTATTATATATGAAACTCGGGTTACTCAATATTTTATCATTTTTTTCGCCTATTATAATTTCATGTAGTATTTTGATATCTTCCATTTTTTCCATGTCTATTGCAAAAGGTTTATTTTATATTTTTTGGTTACTCATAGTTACAGTAGGTCGTATTACGGTATCAATATTGTTGTTACAATTGGTAGGAAGTCAAGGTAATTCTAATCCTAACATACAAACTAGAAACCCAATATGTAATTATGGTGATTTTTTACCATATGATAATACATTATATAGCACATTTGTATTATGTTTTACATTCTTTTATCTTACAATACCAATGTATATTTCTAGCAACGTAAACTATGTTGTAATTATATTTTTTATTGTTTATATATTACTTGACATTGGAGTAAAAATTAAAAACTCTTGTTTAAATTTATCATCAAATACAAATGCTTTAGGTAATCTATTTGTAAATATTGTGGGTGGTGGAGGATTAGGAGCGATTATTGCAACCGTTATTTATTTTTCTCCAATAAATTATTTATTATTTACGAATGAATTATCTAGTAACAAAGAAGTTTGTTCGATGGCATCCAAGCAAAAATTTAAATGTTCTGTTTATAAAAATGGCGAACTAGTAACAACTACTACTAGATAATTAAATATCAAAATTTTGAATATTTTGCATGATCCATTTACGAATTGAAGAAATTAATTGTTTTCTGTGAAAATTATCTGCTAATAATCTTACATTTCCACCGCTAGTAAAATTATCTGAAAACCGATTAAAACAGTTAATCAGATTTTTGGATTTATATATTTGCATTTCTTCATATTTATATAAGGGATTTCCTTTTCTTTTATTTACAACGTTATGAAATACATACATTAAATTAATTAAATCACTTTTATTTTTTAAGTTATTTGGATTTACCTTGGATAAAAATTGTGTAGCATGCATTGCACATTCAGGACACGGTAAATTATTACATATCATAACAATATTATGATATATTTGAAGATACATTGTTAGAAATTTATCTTCTTTGATTTTTTCAACAAGCGTGTGTATTAAATCCCAGGTAGGAGGACCCCAGTTAGAAGGAGACATTATAATAAATAAATATAATAAATATAAAGATTAATTGCAAAATAATAAAATATGAATAAATACTTGGTAGAAGATAATATTGATTTTTATAAATTATTGGGTAATTCTTTGCAAAAAGATGAGAATAATAATTTATCAGGAACAAATGAACAAGAAAATCAAAAAATTTGCTTAATAACAAAAGAACCTTTGGAAAATAACTTTATAAAATTAAAATGCGGTCATACATTTAATTATAAACCTTTATATTACGAAGTATATAATTATAATTTTAACTTTACATCTACTACTAGTTCAAATAATTCAAAAATAGAAATAAAGTGCCCTTATTGTCGTTCAATAAATGACACTATATTACCATTTCATGCGGAAATGAGTCTACAATACATCTATGGTATAAATACAAATGACATATTTTTTAAGTTGATAAAAGATTATAAAACAAATACGTTTGTATATGAGAAAACTATAAATTATTTCAAAGGTAAATGTTGTTATGTAGATACTGAAGAATGTAAAAATAATATGGTTGTTATTCATAATGAAACGCTAAATGCATATTGTTATAATCATATATATATTATAAAACAACAGTATATTGAAGAACAAAAACAAAAGAAACGAGAAGAAAAAAAAAAGAAAAAAAAGAAAGAAAAAAAAAAAAAAAAAAAAAAAAAAAAAAAAAAAAAAAAAGAAAAAAAAAAAAAAAAAAAAA